AAATTTAAAATAATTAAAAAAAAGGTGGAGCGCCCAGTGCCCCACCTCTTCTCACAAGAAAAAAAATAAATATAGTTTATGATAAAACCTAAATCAGTGAACAGTTAATACAACCGATTAATAATATTTTAACATGACATGAATGTAAGAAGGAGCCTTTATGGCTCCAACTTTACTTTCCCTAAGGTAGCAGGGAATGTTATTATGCTTGTCTACTTAATGATGTGTTAAATGTTTCTATTGCATCATACAAATCAGATGATTCAGTACTATCTAACCCACTACCAAAGGTGATTGTAGATAATCTCCTACCTGTATTAAAGTTGCCAAAGATTGGAGCCCCTCCAGCTGCACCTCTATTGTCAGAAAATATAGCTAAAATATTATCTCTATCTGCAACAGTAGTAGTTGCTGTAGCAGCTGAAGCACCATCTATATATAAAGTTGTAGTTGGAGAATCATATGTTCCTAAAAAGTGTCCTATTCCAGGAGAACCACCTTTTATAGCCCAACCTCCAAAACCAGCTCTGGATTCATTAGTATTAAACTCTACAAGAATAGCATTACTATTACCTATACCTGGTTGATTACAACCTGTATCATAACCCCCAGAGCTTCTACCATTACAATACACACTTATGTGTCTTGGGTTTCCAGCAAATCCAGTAGAGGCATTAAAATGTGTATTACCTGCAAAGTTACTTGTTCCTGTTATACCATCAGCAGTAAAGTTAGCTGTTCCTGTCCAACTAACTCTATATGCAGCATCTAAATCTCTTGGGTCTTTTAAGTTCCATTTAGTTGATGTTGATGTTGCACCTACAAAGGGATAAATAGCATACATTCCAGTCCATATACCATCTGATTTTAAGTCTAATACAAGTTGATTAGTAGCATCCTTTTCTGTAGTAGTTAGAGTATCACCTCCACCTTCTACTGCTGTAAAAAATGCTTGGGCATCTGTATCATAAGCATCACCTCCAGCTGAACCTGAAGCATTTGTTGCTCCCCATATAAATGGAGCAAACATTTCTCTTGGTGGTTCCTCATTAAATTTAGATATAATATCTGCTGTTGCTTTTCCTCTTGATTTACCTGCCTCTAATTCTGCGGGTAATGATCTTTCGAGGTAATCCGATAACCTCTCGTATGGTTTTTTTTCTGGTATTGCCATTACTTTTTCTTTTTAAATACGTTGTATAATCTCGTGATATTAAGCGCTAAAGATGTTATCAACACGAGGATGGTGATTTCGGCTTGGAAATGCATTATATACGCGAATAAACCCGTTATAGTGGCTGTATTTGCTAATGTGTCTTGTGTAGTTGAATCCATTAATACGATGTTACATAGTTGTGTAATGATGTTACTTCTGATGCTGATAATGCCCTATCATAATACATAAAGTTATAACAATCCCATTCACCACCACTAGCTTGGGCGGCATTAAATAATACTCCTGATGTAGAAATACTTAGAGTAAAATCACTACTAGTAGTAGTTATACTTGAACCATCCTTATATGATTTATAGTTATTAGCTACACCATTAGCATCTTTTGTAAATGCTACACTTGCCAATGTTGTTCCAATAGATACTGCTGGCATACCTCTATAATTTGAATTCCAAGGACGAACAGCACCACTATCAAAGTTTCCTACTAATGATAACTGGTCAAATCCAGGACTTGTTGATTTTTCTACTAAATAAACAGCATTACTGGTATTATCAAGTCTTAAATAAGTAAATATTGTCCATTCTGTTGTAAAACCAAGTTGACTAAAAGTACCTGTAAAATCAATACTATTAGTTCCTCCTGCTGTAGTAAAAGACATATACCTATTACTATTATAAGTGCCATTATTAAAAGTTCCTGTAATACCAAAAGAAGATAAATCTGTTATTGTAGTTCCTGTGCCTGAATAACTTTGTCCTGAACCAAAACTTGTTTCAAATACAAGTCCTGATGTTACAGGATTTATTGGTGTCCCTCCAGCTTGGGTATTCATAAATCCAAATGGTATAAACATAATATGTTTTTTTTTAGTTATTAACTAAAGTTCTTACTACCAACACACTGAACATTACTTCCATCAAATGTAGTGAATGTAAGAATATCTACTGCATTAGTTGCTGCTGTAGCTGTAAATGCTGTTCCACCTTCAAATTCAAATTGTGAATCAAAGCTAATAGTTCCTGCAGCCGTTGCATTGTTTGTAATCTTAAGACTAAATGTTTGTCCTGCTACTTGATTAGATAACTCTAAGTGTGTATCAACTCCATTCTGTAGTCCTAAAGTAAACATTTGTCCTGTTGAAGCATCTAATGAAGCTGTATTTGATGTAATAGTTAATGCTTGAACACTTTGAACTACAGTACCATTTATATCTAAACTTGGAACTACTACTTCACTATTTTTTGATGTTGATAAGCTATCTCCACCAATAATAACACTTTTTAGGTGTCCATTGATAGTATTATTTTCTCCACCAACAATAACACTTCTACCAAATGAACCACCTTGGATAGTATTATCTACACCAGCAACAATAGCACTATAATCACCACCACTACCTGCGATACTATTGCCGCTCCCCCCAGTAATAACAGCCCTACCAGAACTTACTTCATTACCATTTCCAGCAAATATACCATTAAGGTAGTTCCCACTAATAGTATTACTTTGTCCTCCAATCAATGTATTTCTACCACCAGCAGCAGCTGTTATTTGATTATCAAATCCACCAATAACACTACTCCATCCATCTCCTCCAGCAATAGCTGAACCACTTGAATATACTATACTATGTGGGGCACCTACAACTATATCACCTGCTACGTTATTTAATATAGATACAGAACTTGAAGGTGCTGTTCCTGCTTGCCATTCTGCAGCACCACCACCAACACCTGTTAATCCTGAACCATCACCTATAAATGCTGAAGCACTTACATATCCTGAAGCACTTACATTAGCATTTATAGTAACTAATGTTCCATCATCTGTGATTGATGAATCTAATAATGTATGGTGTCCACCACCTTTTTGTAATGTGTTTACTGTAGGTAATACTTCACTACCTTTTGAACCTGTAGCACCTGTTAAGACAACAGCACTATTACCACTTTCTTCTACAATAACCCAGTTATCACTTAAACCATCCCATTCAAATGAAGCAGTAGCTGGAGTACCTGAACCTGAATCATATACTATTAAACCAGCATATCTTGCTGTTGGTGTATCAGCATTTAAAATAATAAACTCATCTCCAATGATTACTGCTGAACCTGTTACTGTTCTTAGGCTTCCAATACTTGCTGAAGTAAATGAAGCAAATGATGCTGTAATATTATTTACATTTACACTTGATGCTAAACCTGTTAAATCACCAGCTATTGTAATATCATCTTGAATGCCTAAACTTCCACTAATCTGGACTCCATTTGTATTAAGTAAAATAGAGTTTGTAGCTGTATTATCATTACCTTGTAGTTGTAATCCTGCAGTTACAGTACCACCTCTTACAATATAGTTACCTCCTGCTGTAGGACTTGAAATACCAGCCACTCCATATATTCTACCATTAATACTAATATCATTAGTTGTTGCAGCACCATTATCTGTTACTTGTTGTAATGTTAAATCATCAGCACTACTACTTTCTGCAAATGAAGCAGTTGTAGCATATGAAGCACTTGTTGCTGTTAAGGCATTATCTGCACTTACTGCAAATGAAGATGTAGTTTGTAAAATACCTGTAGATGGAGTAAATAATAAACCATCATTAGTTAATACTTCATCATATCCAGCTGCTGTATCTCTAAACATTACTCTTCTTGGTAATGCTGCATCATCTATTGAAGCACTAACTTGATTTGCTGCAGATGCTGTTACATCTAATAATGGTATTAAGCTACCACTACCATCTGTTAGTTGGTCTGACCCACTAATCTGGACTAATCCTTCATAGCTGTCTTTAATATTTAATGGTCCTAAATTCCTTCCCATCTTATTTTATATTTGAACCCCAAGGGTATTGTGAATATTTCGAATCCGTTATACGTAAACCTGCTTCTTTTGCTTGTTCGTAATGAGCTCCAACACGAGCATTTCTACCAAATACAATTGGTGAACGATATTGTGACGAGTAATCAGGCCACATCTCGTATAATTTATTATTTGTGTTTAGTTCAGGAAATAATGCTTGTTCTTCTGCTAAGTAAGCTGATAATCTATCAGCATAGAACATCATTTTATTTTCTGTATTTTGTCTTTTTACGTTAAATAATGATCTGTCTACTTCAATACTATTTTCACCACCAGTTGGTGTGAGAAGACCGTTATTTCGTGGGCGTATATAAATTGCCTCTAATGCTTCATAATAGGCTGCGTATAAAAGGAAGTCCTGTATATAATCGTTTACTAATGTTTGATAAACACCTGTTAAAGTACTTGCATCAATATCACTTAAGATTTTTTGATACAATTTAGTTCCTATTACACGTTGAATAGTAATGTCTTGAGCAGTTCTAACTGCGTTTTTTAGCAATTCCGTATCCACAGAATCATTTAGATCTGTGAATTGACGTAATTTAGCTTCTGATATGATTAAGGTATTTGTCATGCTAAAGGTAATTCGGTTATTGGTTCATTTTCATTAACACCTGCTTCTCTATCTGCTGTTTCAATTTCAGCTTCTAATTCACTATCATCACCTACTTCAGCATCAATAGAAGTTACTACATCTACATCTTCTGAACCATCAGTAAATAATTTTAATTGTTGAACACCTACAGTAATGTCTAATTCTGGGTACATATATTCAAGTAAATCTTCTATTACCTGTAAAATATCTTGTTGGAATGGTCTTATTACTGTGTTTACTAATAATAAGTAAGCATCTGTTACTTCATCTCTACCTCCTAATTGACCCGCAGTTTTAATACCTAAAATCATAGGTGAGGTAATACGGTGTGCAGTTAATATTTTCTGCGTTACCATATCGTTTATAGTTGTATAATAACCATCTGCTCCGTTTTGTGGTATCGGTTCTACTTTAGGAGCATTTTCTGGAGAATCTACGTCAATATACATTAAGTTACCTGCATTGTTAGTACCTGCATATTGTAGTTGAAGCATTCTTTCTATTGCTTCTCTTTCCTCCTCGTTAGCATTGGTAAACGTTGTTACCATTAATGACGGTGCTAAACCGTTTTGAATATTGTTAATATGGAAGTTATCTACCTCTGTATCCAAATCAATTACTCTCAAAGCACCTACATAATCAGGTAATGGGTAATATTTTTGTCCTGGACGGTAAGGATTGAAAACATAAATCTGTTTTGGCTCCTCCATATTTTTTTCAGGGTTAAATACTGGTAAATACGGCATTTCATCGATTGGAGCTTGTCCGTAACGGTACTGCTCATTCCACTCATCACTTACGTAATATCCCGGTATTTGTCCTCTGTAATTTTTTTCTTTTGCTCTTAACCACGAAAAATCAATGTGGTATACTTCAGCAATTTTTGTTCTGGATTTATTCCAAATAACCTCCATTGCGAAACCACCATACAATTTGTAATCTTGAGCTACCTTTTTAAATACATCATTCCATGATTCGCTTGATGAATTAGCTTTATCTAAAACAAATTCAGGATCTGCTGTTAAACCTTCACCTACAATACCATCTACAATTGCGTTTACACACGTATTGTGAATAGATGAGTTATTATAAAGATCAATTAAATCATTTGGAAATGAGTTATACTGACCGAATTTAACGTATTGGTCTGTATTTTTTTCTAAAATATTAATTCGAGAATTAAACTCTTTTTTAATATTTGCAAATTTTAGTTTATCCATTGTATGTTGTATATGTTCCGTTCTCGTTTGGCGATACATATTGAGTTATATCTACATTGTTGCTACCTGATACCCAAGCTCTATCTGAGTAAATTAAATCAATAGGTTGTTCTTCACCTGCATCATCCCATATTTCATTATAAGAATCCCAAGCAACAGCTACTTGATTCCAAACTGCTGCTATCTCTACATTTGTGTAAATATCTACATCGTATTGTCCTGTATAACTAGGAACTAAACTACCTGTATTTGAAAACACCAACCAATTTTTATATTGGGTAGGAGATGATGTAGTTGTTACTTTAAATGTCCCATTACTATTGTCATAAGACTGAGAGTAAACGACTACTAAATCATCATAGTATCCTGATGCTGTATTTACCGTATTAATATACGCAGCATTTGTGTTGGTGGCAAGGGACTTGTTAAATTGTAGCATATCTTCTATAAAAAAAATAGGGTTACAGCATAAGCCATAACCCCATTTCTAATTGATTTTATTATCCAAGCGTGATTCCACTAAGGGAGCCACTTAAGCTACCTGAAATCTCAGAAGCTGGATTTGGTTCTTGACCTGTGAAGGTTAAAGAATAACCATTGAGTGCGCCAAATTCAACACCAGTAGCAGCTGTACCCGAAAGTAACTGCATACCTCTGTCTTCACCTAATAACCAGTAACGACCTACGCCATCAACTGTTCCATTATTAGTTTCAACAATTATTTTTAAATTTGGATTCTGTGCTAATACTTTAACTTGATTACGAGTAGAAGACTGTAACTTAAAGAACACTGCATTTAGTGTTTGCTCATAGAATACAGTTCCGTTTTCAGGAGTTGACGTTATTGCTTCTGAGAAATCAGAAGTTTGACGGAACAACTCGAATTTATAAAATTCACCTGAACCAGTAATACCTGAAATTAACCCTTCACTTGCGTCT